TTGTTAAGTTAATGATTTTATTTAAGATATTCAGTTAAATGGTTTTACAGCCTGATGTTTAAAAAAGTCAATATAGGAGCTAAATCATGGCAATGAAGCGGATTTACAGAGGCAGGTACTTCCAGATCACTTTGCACGGGGCTTTTATAAACAGTCATGTTTTTATTTTATTGCCTTGTCTTTATTTAGGCCGAAAAGTGCTGGGTAAAGCTGGGGCTGGTTATCTTATTGGGTTTTCCTGGTTTCTTTGGGAAGGCAATATAAAGCTTTTCAAATTTTCAAGGCGCTGGCGATTGATGCGGGAGGTTGCGGCGGCCAGACGGAAAGCGGAAAGGGAGGCGGCTAATGAACCTGTATGAGTTTTTAAGTCGGCTATTGTGGGTAACGCTTGGTGTTTTAATCGGGGCTGCATCTGTGGCTTATTTCGGGGGGGTTGGATTATGGCAATAAGAAAATTTCCAGCACCGGCAAAGGGCAGACAAAAACATCTTCCTGGCGCAATGAATAAAACTGAACAGGAATATGCGAAGTATTTAAATTTGCGGGTGCTGGCTGGTGAAATTTTGTGGTGGGTTTTTGAAGGTGTTAAACTGAGGCTTGCCAGAAAAACCTTTTTCACTGCTGATTTTTTTGTGATGAACAGCGCTACAGAGCTTGAAGTCCATGAAGTTAAAGGGCACTGGGAAGATGATGCCAGAGTTAAAATAAAAGTTGCCGCAGAATTGTACCCATTCCGGTTTATTGCTGTAAAGAAAAAACCTGGCGGCGGCTGGGAGTTTGAAGAATTTAAGGAGAATTAACCATGACTCAATATTTCAAATATCCGGAAGAAGTGCGGAGTATTGCTATTTATGAAACCATGCGGCAGTGTCCACGAACACGTTATTGCTGTCCCTGCTGTGGTGGTGATTTGACGTTGTGGCGCGGAAAAATATATGTATGCTCGATATGCGGCAGGTGGTTTGGTGATAGGTGGAAAAGCCCCAGCCTGATAAAGAGCCGGGGCAAAGATGTTATTATGAGCAGCAAGGAAGCTCTGTTGTGTGAAAGTCTGAAACTCGAACAGCGTCAGCCTCAGTTAAATCACAAAGCTGAATAAGGCTTTTTTCTGTGCGGCGATAAATTTTAAAGATGATCCTGTTTTTAAAAAAATACCAAAAACGTATTTTTTGCTTGACAATCCGATTTTTTTTCGCGAATAAGGCTACAGACTTTCATGAAAGGCTTTTTAAATGGCCGGGAAAAAAAGAAAATCATCCCAACCGAAAATTGAGCGGGTGTCAAAAATCCCGTTATGGTTAAAGTATTTTCTCGACCAAGACAATCTCACCACATTTTTCAACAAAACCGAATCAGCTAGGGCAGCAGGTTATAAAACCGACAATTACGCCAGTCTCGCACAAATAGGGTGTCGTAATTATCGGAGATGCCTGCCAAAGATAAAAAAATGGCTCGATGAAGTGGGGATTAGCGAGACACAGCTTAAATCCCAGCTTTACAAGCTTCTCTATGCAAAAGAAACCAGGTTCCAGACAATCAAGGGCACACTTCAGGAAATTGATCCGACTGTAAAAGTTTTAGTTAAAGGCACTCAGGACAAATTCAGCCAGCAAGGGGACCACTATATTGAAACAGAAAACCTGGTTTGCATAGAGGTTGGGGATAACAAAACCCAGCTTAAAGCTGTGGAGCTTGGTTTTAAAGTCCAAGATTTGTTTCCCAGTGAGAGGCATGAGCATAACATCCGGGGCAATGTGCAGTTTGTCATGGAGTTGCCCCCGGAAGATGATGATGGACTTCCGGACAAGACAGAAATAGGCGGGGAAGATGGCTGACGCGGCAGAAGAAATCCAGCGGGTTCATTATGTAGCGCCGCCGACGCTTGCCCGGTTTCACCGGAGCAATGCGCGGATCAGGGGCATAGTTGGCCCCGTAGGGAGTGGCAAGTCTACTGGTTGCTGCTGGGAGATTATGTCACGCGCCGCAAGGCAGGCCCCTGAAAAAGATGGTAAAAGACGGACACGCTGGGCGGTTGTAAGGTCAACATACCGTGAATTGTCAGATACAACCCTTGCTACCTGGTTGCATTGGTTTCCTGAAGGCGTTGTCGGTGAACTTAATCGTTCGGATATGGTCTTTAAAATCCGCTACGGCCAGATCGAAGCAGATATTTTATTCAGGGCCCTGGATAAACCGGGTGATGTCCGAAAGCTTCTCTCATTGGAACTTACCGGGGCTTGGGTTAATGAGGCCAGGGAGTCGCCGAAAGTGATTGTTGATGTGCTGGGCGACCGTGTTGGCAGGTATCCTGTAACAGACAAAAAAGCGGGAGTTAAACCCACCTGGTCAGGCATTATCCTGGATACAAACCCACCCGATGATGACCATTGGTGGTACAACCTGGCAGAAGTTGAAAGGCCGGCAGGCTATGAGTTTTTCCGGCAACCAGGTGGCCTTATTGAAATCAATGGCCGTTTTTTCCCAAATCCTCGCGCAGAAAACCTCGATCACCTTGAAGACAATTATTACCTGGTCCGCATGCCCGGCAAGTCGCCGGCTTACATCCGCGTTTATTACTGCGGGCAATATGGCTTTATTATGGAAGGCAAGCCGGTTTATCCGGAATACGTTGATGCTGTGCATTGTTCAGCCCATCCGATTTCTCCTGTATCGGGTCTGCCTTTGTATCTTGGGCTCGATTTCGGACTTTGCTACACAGACGACACCGAGGTTTTAACAAGATCAGGATGGAAGTTTTTTAAAGACGTTGATGAGAAGATTGATCTTGTTGCAACCCGCAATCCTCTCAATGGCGCGTTTGAATACGCAAAAATCAATTTCAAGGTGGCACAACCCTATTGTGGTGAAATGCTCGAATGGAAAAGCAGTGAAGTTAATTTTTGCGTAACCCCAGAGCATCGCGTTCCCTTCACTTATCGGGACTCTCCTGGATCGGTGCATTTTGAAAGCGCTGACTGGCTGGCGAACCACATGGGAGGGCATCACTATGTTGACGTGGTTTCAGAGTGGTGCGCCCCCTCGGAACTCCCCCTATTGCCGTGCGGGATGGACTTGAACACCTATGCAAAATTTATGGGGTGGTGGTGCAGTGATGGGTCGTTGGACCGAAATACTAACCGGATCTGCATTGCCCAGGTTAAGCCTCAAACAGTGCGAATCTTGGAAAAGGTGTTAAACGAAACAAGTTTTACATGGCGACGCTCGGGTGGTCAGTTTCGATGCAGCAATGCCGAGATGGCCAATCATTTGCGCTCGTTGGGTAGGCTAAAGAAAGACAGGCGCGTTCCGCAAATCATTAAAGACGCCCCTATTGATGCAATAAGGCTTTTCATTAAGCACTACACGTTTGGAGACGGGCATGTCAGGACGCGGAAAAACGGCTCTCAGGAGCACACTGTTTATTTGCCAACCGCGCAACTGGCCGACGATATGATGGAGTTGGCGCAAAAAGCCGGCTGGAGCTCGTCGATAAGAAAACAGAATGGCCAGGTTTCAGTTCTTGATGGGCGCAAAATCGTATCAAGCCCCGGGTGGAGAGTCACATTTAAAAAGCGGGCCAAAAGAGCCGAGCTGTTAAAGAGAAATTTCAGGCGATGCTATTATGAAGGGATGATTTACTGTTTAAACGTTCCCTATCACACACTTTATATCAGGCGCGGAGGCGTCCCCTCCTGGAACGGCAACACCCCAGCGGCCATGTTCGGCCAACGGTTGCCGAACGGGCGCTGGATATGGATTGATGAACTTGTCACCCAGGACCTCGGGGCAACCCGGTTTTCACAGCTGCTTGGCGCAAAAATCCGGGAAGACTATGAGGGTTTTCCGATTGCAAAAATTACCGGCGATCCTGCAGGCGATCATCGGAGTGAAGTGGATGAAAAGACATGCTTCCAGATTCTAAGAGCAAACGGCATACCGGCAGTGCCGGCACCGACAAACGACTTTATGGTAAGGCGCGATGCCGTGGGCAATGCGCTTATGCGAATGATAGACGGTAAGCCGGGCTTAATGATTTCGCCGAAATGCAAGACGGCAAGAAAAGGCATGGCGGGCGGTTATTGTTACAAACGCATGCAGGTTGTTGGAGAGGAAAGATTTAAAGATATGCCGGATAAAGTCAATATTTTCAGCCATATATGTGAGGCAGGTCAATATTTGATGCTGGGCGCAGGCGAGGGCAATGCGGTTATTTCAAGCACCAGTGTTACAAATTCAGGAGCCGGGTTTAGGCCAAGGCGGAGGCGCTATTAATGGCAGCAAAAAAACCCAACAGTGATGTAAAACAATTAAATCAATTTGTTCGTGATGCCAGGTTTGTTCATGCCGAGTGGAGAAACGAGGCTTGGCGTGATGAAGAAATGTATGATGGCGTCCAGTGGAGCGAGCAAGACCTGGCAAAAGCCAAAGATGCTGAGATTGATCCCCTTACAATAAACCTGATTTTTCCCGTAGTAAACCTGATCTTAGGCCATTATGAGCTAAATCCCCATGATATTATTGCCAAAGCCCGCACAAAAGATGATTCCGAAATATCGCAAACTATGACCGAGGCTATAAAATATGTGCTGGACCAAAGCGAGGGCCAGTTCCGGCTACGAAACGCTTTTAGGGATTCAGCAGTTCCCGGGTTTGGTTGCCTTGAAGTCTGTGCCCATTCCGACCCCCGAAAAGAGACAGTGCAGGTTGCGGCAAGGGATTGGAAGGATGTTTTATGGGACCCCTTTGGCAGTCCATGGATGGAGGTTGATAAGTGCAGATATGTTATTTATCAGCCCTGGATTGATATTGAAGAATTAAAAGCCCTGTTCCCATCAAAAACCAGTGAGATTGAAGATAAATTTAAAGAGCTTTCGGGCGGCTCCTATTCTGCTTCAGAGATAGGTGATTTTTACGAAATCTTTGATGATGCTGAAGGTGTTGAGGAATATAAGCGCTCACTTATCGGCGGAGGATGGACAG